AAAATCGCAGAATTATTTTATAGTATCCAAGGTGAAGGACGTTACATGGGTGTACCGTCCGTATTCTTACGTACATTTGGTTGTAACTTTAAGTGTGCTGGCTTTGGTATGCCTAAAGGAGAACTAAGCAATGAAGTGGAACCTATTGCACAACGTATTCACGAATTTAAGTCGTATGAAGAACTTCCGCTTGTTAGCACAGGCTGTGATAGCTACGCTAGTTGGGATCCTCGTTTTAAAGATCTTAGCCCTATGCTTACAACTGATGGTGTTGCAGAACGTATCTGCGAAATCCTTCCATTTAACGAGTGGCGAGATGAACATCTTGTTATTACAGGTGGCGAGCCCTTGTTAGGATGGCAACGTGCTTATCCAGATTTGCTTAATCACATTAAGATGAAAAATCTTAAAGAAATTACTTTTGAAACTAATGGTACACAAAAGTTAACGCCTGAATTTAAAAACTTTTTAATTGAATGGCAAATGCCACATGTAGACTTTACTCCAGAAGTAACATTTAGCGTAAGTGCTAAACTAAGTTGTTCTGGAGAAGCAAGACACGAAGCAATTCGTCCAGACATTGTATGTGAATATGAAGAAGTAGGCTACACATATCTTAAGTTTGTAGTCGCAACAGAGGAAGATGCAGATGAAGCAATCGAAACAGCAGACATTTACAGAGCCGAAGGGTTTACGGGACCCGTTTATCTTATGCCAGTTGGTGGGGTGGAGTCTGTTTATACTCTTAATAATCGTAGGGTCGCTGAGTTAGCAATGAATAACGGATTGAGATATAGCGATAGATTACAAGTACCGTTATTTAAAAACGAGTGGGGAACTTAATGAAACAGTTTATTAAAAAACTTTTCGGCATTGATAAAATCGAAGCATCTAAAGTGCAGGCGCAAGCCGAAGCAGATGCTGCTGAAAAACTAGCAAAACAAAAAGTAGAAGAATTACGTTTAGCATCTCTTACACCTAAAGAACGTGCCAATGAAAAAGGCGAACCTTGGGTAGCTGTGCTAGACACACATGTTAACAAAGAAAATATTAGAAACGGATTCTTTGAACTCGACTGGAATGAGCATTTTATTGTTGAACTTAAAAAAGCAGGTTACGGGTTCGATGGTGATCCAGATGAAGAAATTGTAGATCGCTGGTTTAGAGATTTAGCAGGTAATATGCTTGCAGAAGCAGGACAAGATCCTAGCAGGCATAGCGCAGGGTTCATTAATGTTAATAGAATTAACCCTAATCAATCAGAGATTTCTTAATGCATACTGTTATTAAAAAGAATGAATACATCGACCAGTACAACTGGTCTTCTCTAATTACGCAAGAAGATAATCAACAATTAATGTTTATTGCTAAAGACATTATTGATTCCGGAGACTATTTTGAAAATAGCCCAAAGTTTCAAACCAAACAAAACTTGTTTGCTAGACCAGAACCTATCTTTTTAAAAATGCGTCAAAGTTTTATCTACTCTTGTTTTATGTTTTTAAACAGAGAAGTAAGAATTAAAAATATAATGAGTTGGGTGTTTATGACTAACAACCAAACTACTGAAAATAGAGATATATTTTGGCACAATCATCATGTTAGCGATAACAACGGGACTACTGATACACTAAGCGGAATTTGGTACGTACATATTCCAACTGTAGCAGAACAAACAATTACAGGTACAGAATATTCAATGTCAGGTCCGCCCAATTTTGAAGATACCTTCTTTTTGGAACCAAATAGCTTGACTTGGAACATATATCCTAGTAAACTGTGGCATAGACCGGGTATTTGTGATTCAATTGATTACAGATTTGTTTTTGCAGCAGACATGGAATATTATAAATGACATACATTTTGGTTGATACAGCCAATACATTCTTTCGTGCTAGACACGTAATTCAAGGGTCATCCGACATTAAACTCGGTATGGCATTTCACATCACTTTTAACAGTATTAAAAAAGCATGGCAAGACTTTGAAGGCAAACATGTAGTGTTTTGCTTAGAAGGTCGTAGCTGGCGCAAAGACTTTTATGCGCCATATAAAGCTCAACGTGCAGAAGCCCGTGCAGCACTTACACAAAAAGAACAAGATGAAGATCAGTTGTTCTGGGAAGCATTTGACGAGTTTAAAGCATTCATCAACGACAAGACAAATTGCACAGTATTGCAACATTCGCAATTAGAAGCAGACGATCTAATTGCAGGATTCATTCAATCACACCCAAATGACAAACACGTTATTATTTCAACTGATAGCGATTTCTATCAATTAATTTCGCCTAATGTTAGTCAATACAATGGCGTTCAAGAACACCATATTACTCACGAAGGAATCTTTGATGCAAAAGGTAAACTCGTTAAAGACAAAAAAACAGGCGAAGCAAAAGAAGTTAAACCAGAATGGCTCTTGTTTGAAAAGTGTATGCGTGGTGATACCAGTGATAATGTCTTCTCAGCGTATCCAGGTGTGCGTGTTAAAGGTACTAAAAACAAAGTCGGTCTTACTGAAGCGTTCGAAGATCGTAAAAGCAAAGGATTTTCGTGGAACAATCTCATGCTTCAGAGATGGGTTGATCACAACGGTGTAGAACATAGAGTTCTAGATGATTACGAACGCAACCGCAGATTAATTGATCTAACACATCAACCCGATAACATTAAAGAACTTATTAAGGAAACAATTACTAAAAATTGTGTTCCTAAAGAAATCTCGCAAGTTGGAATTCGTATGCTCAAGTTTTGTAATGCTTGGGATATGAAAAAGATTGCGGATAATATTCAGCAATACGCTGAACCATTTCAAGCAAGATATCAAGGAGAGTAAAATGGCAAAACTAGGCAAATTAGCAAAAGTAAATGAAAGCATTACTATCAACCGTTACGACAATGGTTGGATGGTCGAAGTTGGCGGTCGTGATGAAGAAAGCGATTGGAAAAATTGTAAAATTCTTTGTAACACAGAAGACGAAATGCTTGCTGTAGTTAAAGAGTGGAATACAATGGATATTGATAGCTAAGGAAAAGCCATGACAACTTGGAATCTTTCACCTCAATATAAAAAATCCGCTGTAGAAAAAATGTTCTTCTACAAAGATGGAAAGATTATTACTATCGAACAAGGATTTCGATGGGCTAACTTTAAAGTAGAATCCGATGTTCGACCACTTACAGATGACGAACTAAAGAACGCAGACGGATATGAACTAGGCGCAATCGACAATGACGAGTCTTGGGAAATGTGGGACATGACTGACGGTTGTTGGTTGGAAATCGAAGCACATAGCGGCGATGTTACAGATGAAGAACTAGAAGAATTTGAAAACGCTTGGGAAGAAGATTCTTATTGTGGAGTTGAAGAATTAGGATGGTCTAACGATGATACAGAGTATTACTACTACGGACCATTAGCACTTACTAATGAAGATACCGGCGAAGAGTTTTTAGGTGAAACAGAAGACAATGTTTCAGTTAGCGGTGTTCCTGTTAAAACAGAAGCAGAACTAATAGAAGAACTCGATGTACTTGTAGCTAGTGTTTCTGAAGAAGTACTAGAAGTTACTGATTGGTTTCCAGTAAATGTTAACCCTGTTCGAATCGGTACTTATGAAGTATTAGGACCAAACTGGCCGTTTCCTACTAAAGCTGAATGGAACGGCAAATCGTGGGATGCTGAAGTAGCAGAGTGGCGTGGGTTAGCTAAAGACCCAAACGGAGAATAACATGGCAACTAAAAAACCTAAGAATGTAGACTCGGGCGGCTGGCCTAAAATTAATCAAGGTAGCCACTTAACTGTTAAAACTTTTGAAGACGGTCGCACAGAACTAATTTGGGATGACGAAGCACTTATGCGAGATGTTCAAGAAGCAATTGCAAGTGTACAAACTACTGTTGAAGTAAAACCAAAAAAGACACGTAAAACAAAGGCTTAACATGGCGCACTATCGTATTACTCCTCTTGAAAAGAAAAGCATTGAAGTTTTCTACGAACTGTATAAACAGGATCCAGAAACAGGTGAAACTAAGTGGGTAAACATTAGCGAAACATATCGTTGGGGTCAAGCATTTATTGCAGAAGACACGGACTGTAACCTTCCACACGAGGGTCAAAATGAAGCATACTGTCGTATGGAGGATGGCGAGCATGAAGGTTGCGAGTTTGATGATTCTATTTCTATTAATTTTGAATTCAGTGATGATATCGATCAGTCTGAACAAGACGCTATCAAAGAATCATACTACGAAGGAAACGCAGGATGGATCTACGACGGAGACCATGGTTGGGAAATTGAAGACGATTATGTTGTCATTTATGGCCCGTATAAAATCGAGTTTTGTGAAGAAGACGGAACTGTAATCAATGAAGTGCAACCACGTAAATTAGGTAAACCAACTGAAGGATGGCCATTTTAATGAAGTGTAATACTTGCGGTGAAAATGTTAAAATAGACTGCGACTGGAGACAAGGTCGCTGTCCTCATCGTGCCCCAATGCTTGCAGATTATCACTTTAGATTTTATAATCTATTACAATGTATAAAAGATATTTTTAAGAGAAACAAACAATGACAAGCCTAAACATACAAGCAGCAATGGATTATATTGATGAAAAAACAAAAAATATAAAACATAGCAAAGGCACATTTAAAGATCATTTAGTAGGAACATATAACTTACTAAAAGAATTAAACCAAAGAGAGGAAGTATGCCTAGCCGGGCTTTTCCATTCAATATACGATACTGAATTTTTTAAAGCAGGTATACATCCTTCTGAAGAAGAAATTATAAATCTTATCGGCGAGTACGCAAACGACTTAGTAGTTGTGTTCTGCAAGGACAGACGTGACGATATTATTATGAATAATCGTCTTAAGTTCAATACACGTAAACATCTTGACTTGCTTTACATCTTACTTGCAAACGAAGTTGAACAACAAACATCGTCTAACATAGAACCTGCACTTAACAGTATTCGAGATAAGATTAGACGTCTAGAACAAGAGCTGAGTCCAAATAAAAAATTCGAAGTATTCACACTAAACAATAAAAAGATTTGTGTGTTTGATAATTTCTTAGAAAGATATCATGTAGAGTATCTAGCAAATTTAGTTTTTGAAAGTCATTATAAACCAGGACACTGGAGTTCACAATTTTCTCCAGAAACTGATGAAAGATTTGTTTGCTACTTAGAACAAAAAGAGTTTCGCGAATCATTACTCCCATCAATGATTCAAATGTTTGCTGACGAAATTAAAGTCGACTTCACTATCGGCGTATGTTATCTTAATCACTACGGACAACTTGCAAGAGTTAACAAACATACAGACGGTGCCATCGAAGACGGCTTTACTATCTTGTTTTTCCCTAACACATTCTGGGAAGATACTTGGGGCGGTGACATTAAATTCTATAATGAAGAAGGAAGTAATCATTATAGTTTTGATTTTAAACCAGGCAGAGTAATTATTTTTGATGGCAGATTATCACATCAAGTGATGCCGATTACTGCATATGCAAAACGTGATAGATTTAGTATTGCAGTTAAAGGAAGATTTGGGCAAAATGGAACTCCAGACGATCTTGGAGTTGTAACTTATAACAGGGATCTTGATTAAAATGACAGAGATACACGCAAAACCTATTGTAGATGGTAAATTCTGGATCGTTGAAGAAGACGGTGTTAAAATTGCTACTCTACACAAAAAAGAAAATAACAAGTTTGTGTTAAGTAGTACTAACGGCGAAGTAATGTTTAACAAAAAAGAAGAACTTACTAAAACATTTGGCAAGGAATTCTTTCTAACTAACGACAAAGTTAAAGTTACACAAGCAGAGCCAAACGAATGTCACGGATTTCCAACTAGTTGTAAACCTTATAACGCAATGTACGATGTACAACGTAAATTACCATTGTTTACTAAATCAAATGCTAGCAAGAGTTTATATTGTGCAGGATACTATACAATTAAATTCGAAAAAGGTTGGGTAAGATCATTCTGCCCTAAAGCAATTACTATCGAACGTTACCCATTTAAGGGTCCATTTAAGAGCGAATTAGAAATGAAGAGTGTATTAGCAAATGCAAAATCAGATTAATTTAACACCAGTAACACAATTTATCCAGTCCGTTAGATCTGCAGAACTAACACAAGCTAAAGAAGTAAAGCTATCTATACAGCAAGCAAGGTTATTAAGCCTTGCGTTAGCTGAAATCCAAGATAAATTGCTACAAGACTACGAATCTATGTTTAACGACCTTAAAAACAGCGTAGATTCCGAAGTAGTAACAGTAACTATGGACGGTGGCGGTTTCGAGGACAAGTAAAAAGAGATAAATATATGCGTATATAATTAGAGGATACGCATATGAGTCGCCCAAAGCCGCAAGTGCTTTTAGAGCATGTAAATAAAAAGACATATAAAGCAGAACAAATTCTAGAAGCAGAAGCCATTTGGGCTGTGTTTTATAAAGGCGCACCTTTTAATTTAAAGTCTTTTAATAGTCTTACCAGCTACCCTGGACCTAAATACAAGAAAGTTTCATTTAGCAATCCCGGTCACGCACACAATCTTGCCAAAAAACTTAATTTAACCTTTGGAACAACCGATTTCCAAGTAGTTAAACTAACACAAGGCACTGTAGTAAAATGATTTCTCGAGATGCTTTAACCAAAATATTCATACAACAATGGGGTAAAAGCATCGATGACGCAAATGTATCCATGTATACACGCACATGGTGGCAATCAAGAAACTCAAATTCATTTCGATTAACAGACAAAGGGTATGAATTTTTGATTTCGGAATTGGATTTGAAGGAATACGAGATACCTTTTACCGAGCCAATTGACCTAAGTCCACAAACAATCATCTTTTTAGAGCGATATTTGGACTGTCCTTACTTCCTAACCAACCAAAGTATCACCGTTTTTTCCGAAAAAAAGAGCTTTGAACTGTACTTATTTTCGGACGATATACGCAAATACGGGCTAGTAAAAGCCATGAACGAGCGCCAAAAAGACCTAGATCAAGAAAAAAACAGTTGACAAGGTGTACAAAGTGCCTTATAATGTAGGCTATACAACAAATTTTCAACAACCTTTCTAAAGATAGGAAAATATATGGCAGAAATTAACAGCCGCACCGTTGGTCCTAAGGACGCTAAAAAATCTTTGCGCAAAGCGTTTAAGAGTCAACGTCCAATCTTTATCTGGGGTCCTCCAGGTATTGGCAAGTCCGACATTATTAAACAGTTGGGTTCAGAACTCGACGCTCATGTAATCGACGTTCGATTGTCTTTGTGGGAACCTACTGACATTAAAGGTATTCCTTATTTTGATTCCAATGATGGCACTATGCGTTGGGCACCACCTGCTGAACTACCTAGCGCAGAACTTGCAGCAGAACACAAGCAAATCATCTTGTTTATGGATGAAATGAACTCTGCGGCTCCTGCTGTACAAGCGGCTGCTTATCAACTTGTTCTTAACCGCAAAGTTGGTGCATATACACTGCCTGATAACGTTGTAATGGTTGCAGCAGGTAACCGAGAAAGCGACAAAGGTGTTACATATCGTATGCCTAGTCCGTTGGCAAACCGTTTTGTTCACTTGGAAATGTCAATTGACTGGGATGACTGGTTTGATTGGGCTACTGACAACCGTATTCACAAAGACGTTGTTGGTTTCTTGACCTTCTCTAAGAAAGATTTGTACGACTTTGATCCTAAGTCTGCAAGTAAAGCGTTTGCTACACCACGTAGCTGGTCATTTGTTAGCGAATTGCTCAATGATGAAGACGTTGACAACGATACTTTGATGAATCTTGTTTGCGGTTCAGTCGGTGAAGGTCTTGCTAGCAAGTTTATGGCACATCGTAAACACGCATCTAAGCTACCTAACCCACGTGACATTTTGTCTGGTAAGGTTAATAAGTTGGATACTAAGGAAATTTCCGCACAATATTCGCTTGTTGTTAGCTTGTGCTACGAATTGAAAGACTCTTGCGATAAGAAAGCAAAGGACTGGAACGATCAAGTTAACTACTTCTTCGAGTTTATGATGAAGAATTTCGAAACCGAGTTAGTTATTATGGGTACTAAGCTCGCGTTGTCTAGCTACAAACTGCCGTTGGATCCAGACGAAATCAAATGTTTCGACGATTTCCACGCTAAGTTTGGTAAGTACATTAGCGCAGCAACAGACAAAAACTAATTTAGTTTGAGTCGATTGACAGGACCTGCGGGTCCTGTTATAATATACACATACTGAAACTTTAAGGACTATACATGGCACACGCTGATCCAATTATCGATAAAATTATTGTTGCACGAGTAGGTTTGCTACTTCGTCATCCGTTCTTCGGTAATCTTGCAACACGTATGCAAATTAAAGAAGGTTGGAACAGTCTAACTACTGCCGCAACTGACGGGCGTACTATCTATTTTAATCGCGAATTCTTTACACCGCTTACTAATAAACAAGTTGAATTTGTTCTAGCACACGAAATTCTTCACGCTGTGTTTGATCATATGGGTCGACGCGAAGGTCGTGACCCACAAATCTTTAATATTGCATGTGACTATGCCGTAAACGGACAAATTGTTCGAGATAAAATCGGCGATCATAATCTTCCAGATATCAAAATCTTTCACGATCCCAAGTACTATGGCTGGGGTGCTGAACAGATTTATGATGAAATACACGAAAAGATGGACGAGCAAATGCTTGAAGCACTTGGTCAATTGCTTGACGAACACCTCGACAATAGTGGCAATGACGGTGATGACAAGAACGGTGACGGTCGTCCTAAGTATTCTAAAGAAGAACTCAAACAAATTCGTGACGAAATGCGTGAAGCAGTAATGCAAGCAGCACAAGCAGCAGGATCCGGCAATGTTCCTGCAGCAGTTGCACGTATGATTAAAGAATTAACTGAGCCTAAAATGAATTGGCGTCAAATTCTTCGTCAACAAATTCAAAGCACAATTAAAAACGACTTTACGTTTATGCGTCCTAATCGAAAAGGTTGGCACATGAACGCAATCCTTCCTGGACAACAGTTCCAAGAAACAATTGACATTTGTATTGCTATTGATATGTCTGGCTCAATCGGTGACGAGCAAGCTAAAGATTTCCTAACAGAAATCAAAGGCATTATGGACGAATACAAAGATTTTAAAATCAAACTGTGGACGTTTGACACTAGCGTATACAACGAACGTGACTATGACGGTTACAACATGGACGAGTTTGTAAACTACAAATGCAAGGGCGGTGGTGGCACTGACTTTGATGCTAACTGGGAATACATGAAGGAAAACGGAATTAGTCCGAAGAAATTCATCATGTTTACAGACGGATATCCTTGCGGTAGCTGGGGTGACGAGTTGTATTGCGATACTGTGTTCATTATCCATGGCACTGATAGCATTGTTCCACCGTTTGGTGACTTTGCTTACTACGAAGAAGTTAGAGAACACGCATAATGGCTCTTAAGAATGGAAAACCCAATCCATTAAACTATTTTGATTTGAGGAGAGTGGACTTTGCTGCTCCTCATTTCAAATACACTAACATAGACAAATACAGCCCTTTGTTAGTAAAAAACTTAGATTACTGGATTAAAACTAATTTAAATCATCGATATTATATTGGTCAAAGCATTAACTTGGATAGTACTAACACGATTATCTATAATACACGCATAGGGTTTGAGTCTGAGAAGGAACTTAGCTTCTTCAAGATTGCCTGCCCACATTTGCAAACGAGATAATTATATACGTACTTTACAAGGAGATACCATGACTGAAAACGTACAAAAGCCAGAAGAGCAAACAACTGCTACTCAACAACCAACTGCACAACAAGAAGGCGCAGAACTTAATATTAACGACCTAAACGCAATGAAGGTTATTATTGATATTGCAAGCTCACGCGGCGCATTCAAGCCAAACGAAATGGCTGTAGTAGGTCAAACATATAACAAATTAACAACATTCTTAGATCAAGTAGCTAAACAAGCAGAAGCATCTAAGCAAGGAGCCTAATATGCAAGCACTCAAGCACGTAGGCAGAATGAAAGCAACAGGACGTAAAGTTTTAGTTGCATACAGAACTTTGCCAGGTGACGCATACAATGCGTTAGTTGTACCAACAGAAGGTCTGTCCGATGACCAACACAATGCAATTATTAATTTAGTTGAAAGCCCATCAGCACAAGAAGCATACGAGTTTGCTGAAGCATTAGATCGTACCCAGTTCCCAGATGGGTCACGTATGCTACCAAACTTACATGGCAATGGTCGGTTAGTTAAAGTTCCAACTGATCAAGTTGAAATGTTACCTGTTCCAGGCACTTCAATTTTGTTATCAGAACTAAATCAAATTATTGCAGAACAACGTGGAGTTGCAGTTGACGATTTGTCAATTAAGCCAACATCACAGGCTGAAATCAAAGAAGTAGCATCAGCAAGGGAGCTACCGAAAGAAACAGCCGATGTAGGTAAGACAACATCTGCAAGTGTTAATGAAACTACCCCAGAAGAAGTTACTCCTGTAACATTTGATTCAGTTGAAGCTGAAGCAAAGTTCTATCGCAGTCAAGCAGACAAGTTAGCAAAAGAGGCAGCAGCAATGCGCCGTAAAGCTGAGGAGTTGGTTCCAACCAAAAAAGCTAAATGACATCTACTGGGAAAACACTTCCCAAAGACGTCATTGAGTGTTGGCCTGAAGTATTTGGAGAGGTAAAACTAAATGTTCTACCACTCAAGTATCTTAATGCGGTTGAAATTACATTTAAAGATGGCAAAACCTGGGAAATAAGAATAACATCTAAAACAAAGAACGGTGATTGGGAAACGTTTGAAAAATCACTATCAGAGCTATGTAAATCATACGAACAAAGAATTAAAAGTATTGATTTTAAATTAGATACTGATCGTGTTAAAAAAGATATCAAACGCGGTACTGAGCAATTTTTAAAGAAGAAAAAACTGTAATGAAAGTAAAACTAATATCATCAAGCAAAGCTAGCCGAGAAATGGCTAACGACGGGATTTACGATGCACAAGAGCTTATTGCGTTCTGTGCTCG